AATTTGCTTTAAATTTCTCACCCCCCAAAAAGTGCCGCAAACGCCGTCTACAAAGGGCTTCACGGCACTTTTTTATCATTTAAAATATCTACCTGTTTTTTTGTCTTCAATTTCGATGCGATTTACAAGCTTGAAACCAGTTTCATTGATGATAAACTTCAATATTTTTATCAAAAATGCCGCTTTATGCTCCAAAATCGCTTCTTCTTTGACAATTGGCTTCAATGCTTCGTAGGTTGTCGGGTCATAATAGCCTTCGGAGTTGTACTTTGAATTACCTCTCAATTCCAATTTCCCCCTCTCAATCAAAATATCGTCGAAGATAACCGGTATTTTTTCCTTGAATTCAATGAGTAGAGGAATCACTAATTTTCTCATATCCGGATGCGCATTAAGACTTGTCCGTAGCCTTAAAAAATGCCGCCATTCTCGTAAATTCGCCGTCATAACGATTTCTGTCTTTAAGCAGTTCGGCAAAACTGCTCTCGCTTCCTGCGGTTTGCATCCACTGTTAAGCAGTTGCAAATATGTACTTTCCGCTTGCTCGCAAGAATCTTGCCAAAGCTTAAAAGCTTGCTCGCTTGAAAGCGAAGGTTTTATGAAACCGATTTCCCCACCCTTTGAATAGTTGCAGTACCGTGTGCTCTCCTGTGAAAATGACGCTATCCTGTGTCTAACAATCTCATGGCTTACACCCCTATCGATTATAAATTTGACTGTGATTGAAACATGCTCCAGGACACTTTCATGCCCATTTTTTATAATCATTTTTGCAAAATCTATGCAGGACGTGTCGGTTATTTTGTCTTCGGACAAGTAGCAGGTTCGGCCGCATTGCTCAATCTTTTTTAAGATTTCCATGCCGTTCAACTCGTCCATTATTATGTAATGCGGCTCAATTATTTTCATTTTGCTTCACCTCGCGAACAATAGTCTTTGGGAAATGTAAGCCTATCCAACCTTGCGCATCTGTAAATTCCTTCTGCCCATCGTACTTTTTCCGCGAAACGACATTCGGAACATTGCACAACCGCTCGACACTTTTCTTCTAAAAACAATCTTTCCATAAGGGTCAGATTGTCTTTTCTTGCGATTTCTTTTACATCCATTTTTATTTACCTCTTTCCCAGATATATAGGGAGCACTCCTGCTATTTTATTTGCGCTCCCCTCAATAACACACATTTGCGAAGGACCCGCAAAGTTTAAAACAACTGCCTTTTCATCTTTGAAACTGTCAAGGGCTTCCTTCAAATATTTTGGGTTAAACGTTATGCGGAAATTAACGTTATCTTGTACTAAAAACTGCTCTGGATTTTTAGCAAAATTCCCGCCGATTTTTCTTACGGTCTGTTTATTGCCAAGAAAATCAAATACAATCTCGTCCCCCTCGTCTGAAAGTATCACATATTTACTTTTTGGCAATTTAATAATCGGTACTAACATCGTGCCCTCATCACCATCGGTATAAGGTACTACAACACTAATTATCTTACAACCATCAAGGGCATAAGCTATACATTTACCATTCGCAAAGTTAAGCTGTATGTACTGATAAGCAGGTCCTAAACTATCTTTGCTCACAAAGTTTTTACAAGCGTCAAATATTGTTTTAAGGTTTTTCATTTCCATTGTAACTTTCATTTTTAATTCATCTCCTTATTTAAAAACGTATCTTTTACTGCTCCTGTTTCATCGTCAATATAACCGCCTTTTCCGTTTTCAGCAGGCTCAATGCCCATCCCGTACCGTTCGGCGATTTCTTTTATCTTTTCATCGTCAAGCATTTTACTACAACTCCTTTTTGATTTTTAATATACTGTCATGTGCCATCTGTAAGGCTCGTAAGGCTTTACCTTTATGTCCCGAATCCCAAAGCGGATGCTCTTTTTTAGCCATATAATGCGCTAAAATTTCTTCTTGCGCGCGGTTTAAACATTCTTGAATAAATTCAAATTCTTTCATTTTAAAACCCCCTCTCTGCAAAAGGCAAATCTATCATTTCAGGTTTGTTTTTCTGCGTCCACATCGCCCCAAGTATATTCCATACAAACGCTCTATCGTGGCGTTCATCGGTGTCACCTCTCCAAAACTTGAGATAATGACGCACCGCGCTGTCTATAAAACAATGTAAGGGAATACCCTTTTCCCAGTTTCTTTCCTCGTATTTCCTCGCGCCTTCTTCGTACTGAATGGCCACGTCAAGGAACATATCATAACCGTTAGTGTCAAGATAATTTGCGCAAAACTCAACCAAAGCACTCTGTAAAAACTGTTTGTCACCTGTGCGAACATACCGTTCAATGAGAACCAGTATGTTGTCATCAAGCATTTCTCCCACAATTTCAAGCGGGAGTAAATCACAACGACCTTTTCCATCTGCGATATCTCTCGTTGCACCTGTTTCAAACTCTCTGCGATTGCCAATGTCCGTAATCATTACAAATCACTCCATTTCATGCACATCAATGTTAAATTTTTCTTTCAAATACTTTACGCAATCATCAATGGTAAAATCTTTACTTAAGGTTTTATCATTCATGATTTTTACCATGCTTTTCACGCCGTCTGCAACGCATCTTAAACGCGTTCCATCGAAGTCAAGCTCTTTGTTCAGCACTGTTAAAAATACGGCTGAAACTTGTGCTACAACGTCTTTTGCGACTTCTCCGTACAAATCTTCAATTCGTTTATTCACTTCCTCTCTTATGCAATTGTCTACTTTTTCCAATTTTACATAACGCGCGCCATGCAGCATTATATAATCGTCCGGTCTAACAACATGGGATTTCATCCATTCACCTTCAATCTTTTATTTTTCGTGCAAAAACTCTGCATGTTTTGCCGTTTGCGCGTTTGACTACAATCTGTAAGTTTAAAATCCGGTTAATTTGCCTTGAAAACTCTACATTTGACATTGGCTGCAAGTTGTTAGCAAGGCAATACTCTTGATACCGCTTGTAAACTTCTGTCGCTGGCTCATTTTCAATCCCAAAACCGTCTTCTAATTCAAGCTCTCGAATGAACCCAAGTATGGGATTGTTCGATTCCTCATATTCTTCAAGTTCTTTACGAACTTTTTCGGATTCGGTAAACTTGTTTGCTACAAGCAACCGTTTCAATCCCTTCAATCCAAGCTGAATCATGTATTCCATTGATTCCTGCGATTTAAGAACGTCTCCGATGCGTGGGTTAAAATCAGGGTCATCAGACTTAAACTGCGCATCAAAAGGAATAATAACTAACCTACGCATTATCGCTGCGCAATCTCTGCCCTTGCCCATCCTGGGAATGTTGTTGGCGGAGAAAAATAACTTTACATAAGGCTCAAAGTTGAATTTGGGCTGGCCTTTCTGTTCAGCATCAATTGTTTCTCCGGTGACGATTTTTTTAAAAATTGACGTGTCCATGATAAATTCGTCCGATATATCATCACCAATGTTGGCAAGCTTGCCAAACAGCATTATTGTACTAAACCTGTCATCCAACTTTTTTAAATCCAAGGACGATACATTTTGCTTTCCAAGCATGTTTTTCAACATGTTCAAATACGTCGATTTTCCATTACTTCCGGTGCCGGTGAGAATAAAAGCTTTACCAAGCTCGTTCCGGCGGAACAAACAGAATCCAGCAGCTTCTTCAAGCAATGCTCTAATGTTTTTATCGTCGCACGCTATCTTGTTGAGGGCTTTATCCGTAGTTTCGCAATAAGCCTGTGGGTTATAGTCCCACTCTATTTTGTTTGTAACTACAATGTCGGGCGAAAAGGGTACGAAACTATCGTCTTCGATGTTCAAAATACCATTTCGAAAAGCGATTAAACTTGCGGACGACGGTTGCGTGTTCTCGCGTATCAAAACGTCCAAATATGAAAGCACTTCGGTCCTTTTCGCTTTATTAAGCTCCGGTATATGCTTAATCATTTCAGCTTCAATCTCGCCGGAATCGGCAACATAAACGCCATCTTTGTAAATGTGCAGTTGTCCGTTTATCCTAATAATGTGGTTGTTGTTTTTAAGATAAGTTGCGAACTTATCAAAAAGAAACGTTGTGCCTTTGAAAAATACTGGTTTTTTAAAAGCATCCTCACGTAAAATTACTTCAAGTTCATCGTCTGAAAGCGGAACTTTAAGTATGTGTTTGTTTATTAGCCGGATGCATTCCCTGGCTTCATCCACGCTGAAATCAGCGCTTTGTAATGTCAATATGTAGTTAAACAAAGACTGGTTTCGGCCGTCGCCTGGTTCAAGCGTTAGGAAATCCGTCGTGGTTTTTACCGGCAACAACCATTTCGGCAAGTCTTGCGGTTCCTCATTTTCTGCGTTGTCGTAAATGATTTCCCTTTCCTTGCCATTAAACTTCAGAATCGAATATGAGTTTCTCTTACCAAGTTTAATGTCGGCGGTCAATCCTATTGCAAGAGTAGCTTTGGTTCGGCAGCTTTCAACGGTTGTATTTTTAAACAAAAAGTGCTTGCCCCTTGATGTTTTATATACTCTGCATTTAAGTTGGTGCTCTTTGACAATATTGAATAGCTTTTCGCTCTGCTCAAAATTATCAATGTCAATCAAAATAATGTCTACTGCTAAAACGCCTGCGAACTCCGAAAGTGATTTTGCTTGCCTATATGTCTTGAAATCAGTTCGGTTTTTGAACTTTTCAATACATTTTTTGTCTTTGGTTTCCACATAACCTCTGAAAAACAACTTTTATCACTTCCTTTCCACCCCAAAATCTGCAAGGCGTTTTTTAGTAAGCTCAACATACCACTGCTTGTCAAGTTTTTCTGGAACTTTAATTCCATTCACCGAATCGTTGTATATAAAACAATGCTCCGGTGAATTCGATATTTTTTCGGGCTTGCCGGTTCGGATGCTTACTTTATACACTCCTGAATCCGCAAGCGACTTAGAAGCAAATACCCTGATGCATTTTTCTTTGAGTATCTCACTTCCATGCAAAATGTGTTTGTATTTGCTGGAAATTTTTGTCACCATCTGAAATTCTTTCAAATCCTCGCATGGAAAAATCGTGTCTTCTACTGGAGTGCCATACACCATGTAAGCAATAAGTGCTTTATTAATAATGGGCAAGTCATAATCCAAATCGGAAAGCTGCTTTACATAACCGCCTCTTGACTTGATTTTTCCTTCCGCATTAACCAATATGTAATTATTTACGTCTTTTTGGAACACCTTTTCGAATAACTCAAATTCCATTTTCATTCCGGTCATGCCTTCCCACTCATAAACAATGTCATCCATCAAATCATAATCGTCAATGCTCTTCAGTTTAAGTAAAATACCATCTGTGTTGCTCTGCACCAGCTGTGCATATGGCTCAATCATTTCGATAAGCAGCAATAACATAAGCTGTCCATTGACGCAAACTGCGTTGTTCATCATAGGGTCATATAGCTTGCTGTTTTTGTCTTTAAGCTGGCCGCTAATGCTGTTGTCAGCGATTTTAAATGGCAATCTTGCTTTTTTGTTGCCTTCGGCTTTGTACCGTAAATTTTGGTTATGAATTAACTCGAAGTTTTCCGGCTTTGACATATTTCTGTAACCAAACTTATATTGAATCTGAATTGACGGATAATAAGCAGTAACATCCATGTTCAGAAGCACTCCGGATTCCATGTTTTGCTTTTTTGCTCCATGAATACCACCCCAACCAAACGTATGAGGAACACCGGCCACCATAGTATCAAAGTATTTGCCATAATCGTGGTTTTCAGGGTTTTTATACCAATTAAGCACATACCTATATTTTTTTAAATGTTCTTGTACGCATGGAACGATAGGAAAATCAAACTCGTTATCATCGAAACGTTTTCCTGCGCCACCGCATATTTCGCAAACAAGCTGTGCTTTGGTTTTGCTATACGATGTAATCGGAAGTCCGAATATTTTTATAAGCTCCCTGGTCGCATCGAATTCTTCGTGACGCCGTAAAAATACTTCTACTGTTTGCTCCACGTCGTGCCTACAATACATTATGGTTTCCTCGATTTCAGTTTGTGTTAGCTTGCGGTCAATATTGAAAGGAACGGAGCTTTCCTTAATGCTGTTGCCCATAAATCCTTCAAACGATTTTAAACCTCTGTCTGTGCCAAGCATTACGTCATAATTTATCAACGGCACTTTATTCAACAAAGATGAAAATTTCCAGCCTGGATTCCCTTGCTCAATAATATAATCATTGATTTCCTTTGGGTTAAATCCGCACAAAATACTTTTAAGGATGTATTGGTCATAATGCCTTGAATTGAAACCTATCCAAATATTTTGTTTGTTGGCTTGATACAATTTTTCAAGCGCTTCTACGTCATTGACAATTACATGCTCTTTTTTGTTTATCATGTCAAAAACCACTACCAACCAATCATATTTGAATACTTCAAAGTCATAGAAAAGCATTTTCACATCCTCCTTGCATAACCGCATAAAATTTTGAATATAATCATACTGTGGAAGTATGGGGTTTTGCTGGGCGCTTAATTTTTTAAGCGCCCATTTTCCCCAAGCACTTTTATTCGACTTCAAACACGTCGGTAATTTCGAAAACTGGGTAGCCTTTTTTACCTTCGCTATAATTCAGGCCGAATTCAAGCTTACCATCAATCGCTTCATGCACATCCATTAAAAGCTGCGCATACTGGGCAAAATTCTTGAATTCAATATTAAGCCCTGTGTCCATGGAGCGTAAAAACTCATTGGCTTTATGTAAACCAAACCGCTCTACAATCACCTGATTGTAAAAAATCAAACTGCCTTTGTACTCACCGTTCAAAATCTTAAACCAAATTGTAACCATAGGTTTACATGCCTTTGATTGGGTCAGTTCCATTTTTTCTACCGCAACTTCATAACTTCCATATGGCACTGCGGTAAAGTTGCTGCCATTTTGTTCATACTCCTTAATTTCCTTTGCTAATTCCTCTGTGTCATACATCTTGTCGAACTTCTCATAAATATTTTCATTAACCATAAATTTAAATCTCCTTTATTTTAAAATTATTTTTAACTTATTCGCCGCGCTTTTTCCTGGTCTTAACAACTGGATTGGGCTCATCTTTCGGCGCTTCTGCCTGTGGTTCTTCTGCTGCTGTTGCCGTCTGCGGTTCTCTGCTGCTTGTAGTTGCGGATGTGTTTTTGTTTGCATCCGCGTACACTTCAAGGAATGCGTTGTAATCAAGTGGTATTTCATTCGTGCTCACGGCCAACCTACCGCCGCCGAATATTACTTCGTTGGTTTTGAAGGAAAGCGTTCTAACATCGCCGTCAGCGATAACTCTCGCCACAATGTCAACCATTCCTGCAACCTTGTTTGCGACTTTCTCACGCAAATTCGGCTTGATTGCTGTGATTTTATCACCACCTTTTTTAGTAATATCTTTGGACGTGTCTTCGTGAGATATCAAAATGATATTCTCGTAGTCCAAATTCATCAGCCTTTTCAAAGTTGACAGGAATTCTGTCTGAACTTTATCCCATGCTCTAAAACTATCGTCCGATTCATGCGTGATGCCCATTTGCTCATACATGTATAACCGGCAATGCTCGTAACAATCCTCAAGTAAGTCAACAATGATTGTCTTGAAGTCATTTTCCTTTTTTTCAAGTTCTTCAATGACTTCTTTGAAGACTTCCCAAGCGAATGTTCGCTTTGGCGACATTCTACCATTTGCTTCAACTTTGTCTTTGATTGCAATGTACGGAGCATCAACAAACTTGATGTTTCCATCGGTGTTCAGCATCAGGGGGTCAGGGAACTTGTTTGCAAAAGTGGTTTTCCCACTGAAAGGCGCACCATAAATCCAAATAACCTTCTTTTCAATCTTCTGAACATTCCTTCGCTCGTTTTTTGGTAATAACATATAATCCCATCCTTTCTGACAATAGTCTTGATATTCACAATAGTTACATAAGTAACTTTCATTCTTGTTGAACTCTGTTGCTTCAATTGCATGTTTTGTGCTTACCAAGAAGTCCACAACTTTATTTACGTCATACTCAATCTGAACCAATTCAGGTTCAGCTGCTGCCGATTCTTCAATAAGTCTTTTCCGAAACTCCCCCAGTTCTTCAGTTTTTTTCTGTTTAATGCCAATTTTTGGAATGAACAAGAAGTAAAGATTCCGAATGTATTTTCCTGGATTGCATTTTTCAAAAAAATATTTGTATAAATGCAACTGGCAGGATTGCTTGTAATTGTCAATATTGTTGGAATACTTGAAGTCATAAATATCATACTGGTTTGGATGCGTTGGCACTGGCGCAAGTAAATCAATGTACCCAATGAAGTCTTCAGTTGAAATTCTGACTTCAAATTTTCCTTCTGGAATCAATTCGGCCGCCTTTGGTATCAACTTCTCAAGCTTTATGGCTTCGTTTATGTGCTCGTCTGTGATAACTGGGTATGACATGAAGTATTCATCCAGTGCCTTTACCACACCCTTTTCCAACCCTGTGTGAAGTGCTGTGCCAATAATAAGTGGACTGTCAGCATTTTCAGGCGGTAAGGTCAGTATTTTGTCACGATAACGCAACTTGTACTTGAAAGGGCATTTCTCAAAACATTCGATTCTGCTATGTGAGCATTGCATTATTTCACCTCTTTCTTCAAGTTTTGAATCAATGTCTTAAAATCTTCAAAGTCCTTCGGATATAACACCATTGCAATACCACCTGATTTCTTAATCTGTTCTATGTTCCACAACTGCAATTCGGAAGGCTTACCTTCTGCCGCTTTCACCTCTATTCCAAGGAAATAACCGTTACAACAAATCAGTAAATCCGGTATTCCGCTTTTGGTGTAAGGGGCACCGCCCCAATATTTAATAAACCAACATCCTTCTTTTTTTAAAAAAAGTTTTATTTTGTTCTCAAACTGCTTTTCCCCTGCCAAACCCAACTCACCACCTTTAATTTCAACTCTTGCGTAAACAACTCTACTCACCACCTTTAATTTCAACTCTTATGTAAGGGGCTTTACTCGACACTTTGGAGCATTCATCAGCAATCGCTGGATATTTCTTTTTTAACTTCGCGCTGTCAATGCTCGTCACTGTGGTTTCAGCAACGTAAGTAATTTTTAGGACGTCGCTATCAAAATTTTTAACGCCGTACTTTTCCATTGCTTCCTTCAACCGGTCTTTCAATTCCTTCTCCTTCTCGTCAAGCTTTTTCTTTGCTGTCATTAAGTCGGCGATGCTTTTAAGCGTTGTAAGGTTCGCTTGCTCAAAAATTTGCAAATTCGCTTCGTCCACATTAACGTTACCGCATTCCGACGGGTCAGAACCGCAAAAATCTTCGCAAGTTTCTTTCAATTCGCACTCAAAGCAGCAGCCGTCAAATTTACCTGTGGGGCAGGATAACTTGCATTTAATCATTTTTCAGCCCCCCTTTCACTGAATTTTTTATTACCCATATTAAAAGCGGTATTAAAGGCACAAAAATTTCACCGCCGGTTGCGTCATAACCTCGTTGTACATCAGCAAGTACAAATATGTACGGGCTTATTCCCAAACAAAAACCTACAAAAACCCACCAGCATATTTGTTTGGCTTTCCGATTCATTTCAACATCCCCACTTCATAATTTTTGAAAAGCTCGTCGGTAAAATCTCGTCTTTGGTTCAGCGTATCAAGCATTGCTCCTTCGACGGTATTTTTGCACAACATCAAATAATAAAAGCAAGTTTTGGCTTGTCCTATCCTGTGGATTCTCTTTTTTGCCTGCTCAAAGAGTTCACTCTTGTCGGTAAGCGTGAAAAACACCATTTTGTTTGCTTTTTGAAGATTCAGCCCCATTGCTCCGGCTTGATATTGTATTAAAGTGATTGAATCTTCATCGTTCTCGTACGCCGCCAAATCTTTAACCTTGCCATTTACTTGAGATATCGGCTTTCCAAGCTCCGTCGCAATTTGATAGAGCGCTTCCAGTTCGGCGTTGAAGTTGTAAAATACAATTAACCTATCGTTTGTACTGGACGCCAAGTCTTTAAAAGCTTGAAGTTTGTTTTTATTAAACTGTCCGCAAAGCATCCGCAAGTATAAAAGTTTGGTTAAGGCAGTATCTCCAACCAATTCCACGCCATCGACTGTAACAATTGATTCCTCTCGAAAAACATCATATTCTTTTGTTTTCGCAGTCATAATTGGTGTAAACACTTGCGCCGGAAGGTCAAAACATTCTTCAGTTTTCATAAAAACCGAACCATAATCGCGTAATTTCTGCTTCAGCCGGTCAACATTTTTATAAGGGTTTGTCCTATCAACCGCTTTATGAATAAATCTATCAGTTTCCACTTTAACCCAATTTATGTACTGCTTGTTATACAATTCTTTGCTGATGCCCCAGCCAAGTAAATGTATTTGCGACCATAAGTTTTCGTATTTGCCGGATGTCGGAGTTCCGGAAAGCAAAATTACATTTTCAGGTTTCAATTTCAAAATGAATTTTGTCCGTTTCGCCGTGTCATTTTGTATTTGTGACGATTCATCCAACATCAGGGTAAAACCCCTTAATTGTAGTAACTCCGGCCGTCGAAAAACCAAGTCATAGTTTATAATGCCGACTGTCATGGTTGCACCAGGATAACCTGCCCATGCTGCATCATGTGGAATGAAACCATCCAATTGCTTTTTATCGGTCAGGTTATAAATTTGAATTATCGGGTAGTGGTCTTCGAAGTGTTTAATCCAGTCGTTTATCTTTGATTTCTGACAGATTATGATGTTGGTATCTGTACCAAGTTGGACCATTTTTTCTGAACCAACGAAAGTTTTACCAAGGCCCATGTCCAAGTAGTATGCAACTCGCTTCAGGTCTTTAGTTCGCTCCAGCGCTTGTTTTTGGTGCTCATACAGTTGCATGTTTTAATCTCCTACATATTCAGCAAGTTTTTTCGGAGAAATGTGGTAAGAAAACTTATTTCCCGAAAGTTTTACTGCAAATCCAAACGGCGCGATACCTTTTTGCAAGGCAATTCTAACAAATTGTTTTGACTTACCAAGCATCTTTGCGGCCTGCTCAATCGGCACATTTTTAAGGTCTTCTGCATCAATTTCGCCTTCGCTCTCGCTGTTTAAAAAATCAACCGAACATCCAAGTGCTTTCGCGATTCTATGTATAGTGAGTTCCTTCGGCTCATTTTTACCCGATATGTATTGGCTAATTGCCGATTTACAAATCCCTGTGCGCGACGAAAGTTCGGATTGTGTTACGCCGCTTTTTGCCATTGCTTTTTTCAGCTGCTTCGAAAAACTCATTTTAAACCATCCTTTCGTATTATTTAGTTAAGTTTCCTTAACTTTTGGGGTAAAAAAATATGTGGGTATTTCTTCTTTTGCAATTTGAAGCAGGACACATGCCCTGTCGATTTCCTTCTGACTGAATTGCACCTTGTTATTGAGCTTCTCAGAAAGAGAAACAGTTGACATTGGTATTTCAGCAGCAAAAGCGGCCTGTGTTCTAAATATCTCTCTAATTTTTCCACGTAGTTTCGAATAATCAAATGTGGTATCAACCATTCAATCACCTCCTTTTGTATATCTTTACTTAATCTTGTGCCAATTCAGCACGATAATCGCCGGGACCATGCGTAGACAGCCAAAGTATCAAAGCCTGCGCGCCATTTACTGCATACACATATCCAACTTCTTTCCCGCTGTCTTTGATCACAAAGTGTACTTTCTTTTTATTCTTTTTTCGCATTATGTTCAGCTCCTTTCGATAATTTATGTTAAGCTTCCTTAACCATGTACATAGTATAGCATGCTTAACTTTTGTTGTCAATAGGTTTTTTTATTTTTCTTCAACTTTTTTTATTTTCACTTGAAATTTCCTTAACTTTAACGTATAATATGTATACACAAAAATATAATCAAGTAAAAAGGTGGTGATATTGGTGGTGGATACTTTTCAAAATCGGTTAAACAAAGCATTAAAAATAAGAGATATGAAACCAGTTGAGCTTGCGCAAAGGACAGGCTTGTCAAAAGCAAGAATCAGCCAATATACAAATGGAGTTTATGAAGCCAAACAAAAGGCATTGTATTTGATTGCTCAGGCGCTGGATGTTTCAGAAGCATGGTTGATGGGGCACGATGTTCCAATGGAAAGGCCGCTTTATGAAAAACTTGCAGCAGAAACTAAACTTCTTGAGCAAATTCAATGCTCGTACGGAAAGAAGGCGGTCGACTTACTTGAATTTTTCAGCCAACTCAATGAAGCTGGGCAAGACAAAGCGCTTGAAACACTTGCTGACATTGTAGAGATTAAAAAATACACTAAAAAC